GAGGGTTTATAGAGCAACTTCGCGTTACTGGTGTAGACCGTGGTGGGCGTGCCTGACGTCGCGGCGGCAAAGATGGGGTAGATGTCGGTCGCGGTTGAGGTATCGTTCGACAGCGCGGACCCTCCCCCAATGGCGGCCCACGCGGCGCCGCTATAACCTTCGAAGGAGGTGGTCGTCGTATTGAACCGCATATACCCCGCCGCAGGACTCGCGTCTCGTTGCGCCGTGGTGCCTGACGGAATGATTTCTGAACCGGTCGCTGCCGAAATGACCGCAAGGGCAATCTTGGCTGCGGCAGCCGTGGTACTGGCCGTGCCGCCTGATGCAACAGGAATGGGCGTGGCAATCGAAGCCGCACTCGCTGCGGCTGCGGCGGCACTACTGGCGGCGGCTGACGCCGAACTGGAGGCTGACGACGCATTTGCGGACGCGCCTTGAATGGCCACAATGTTGGTGGCATTGGTAGTGACATCAGCACTAATGCCCGCCACGGTCGTCACGTTCGCGCTAATGCCGGCCACGGTCGTGACGTTGGCACTGATCCCCGCGACCGTATTGACATTTGCGGCATTACTATTGAGGGTCGTAATGGCCGAGGACATCCCCGCCACGGTCGTCACGTTCGCGCTAATGCCGGCTACCGTTGTCACATTGGCACTAATACCCGCGACCGTAGTGACATTTGCGGCATTACTATTGAGGGTCGTAATGGCCGAGGACATCCCAACGACCGTCGTGACCGAGGCACTGATCCCAGCCACGGTGGTGACATCAGCACTAATGCCCGCCACGGTGGTCACATTCGCGCTAATGCCGGCCACGGTAGTCACATTTGCGCTGATCCCAGCCACGGTGGTCACATTCGCTGCAATAGCGGCTACCGTGGCAACATCGGCTAAATAATTCGTTGTGGTCACCGCCACATCGCCGGTGGTGGCATCAAAACCTAACAGCCGACCAGCACGGGCCACTTTGGCGGGAATCGCACTCAAGGCCGCGCTGTCGCCGTCGGGTTGCCGAAGTGAGCGGGCCACGAGATCGCGAGTCCGTTGATTGAGCATCGTCTGATAGTCGAAGGCCGCTTCCAAGGCTTCGGCTGGGAGCGCATCATTGGCGACCAAGTCCGTGGTCTGTGTGGCGGCCGGATCGCGATAGATGGTCCAAGTGACGGTCGCGGCAGGGGCCACGAGCGCGGTGACGGTGCCGCCACTGCTGTAATGCCCCAGGCTGTCGGTCGAGCCGCTGATCGTATAATCGGTCGTCAGGGCTTGGGTTGTCTGGGCGCCCGTGGCAATAATGGTCGAAACGACAATGAGATCCGCTTGGGCGAAGAAAGCGTAGGGAAAGCTAAAGGCCGTTGTGACCGCGTTGCCGGTATACACGACGCGATTGGTGGTGCTCGAAATGGTCATCGTGGCTCCTTTGTAGCATAACTTGCCCGTGTGCGTCTACTTCTCATAGGCCAACCGACGCTGCAATTCACCAATGGCCGCCTGCGTGACCGCGGGATCTTGCCCCGCCACCAGTTGGGCGTGTGCATAATCACGCGACGCTTTGAACGTCTGCTCAAACATCATCCGCTTCACCAGTTTGGGGTAGGTGTCCCAGTTGGGCTGGTCCACCAGGGGTTGCAAGATACGGTAGGCCAGTTGCCCAGATTGCGTGGCAAAGCCATCGCGTTGTTCGGGCGTCAGTCGGACGAGATCCAAGGTGCCCAGTTTGGCGTTCGGAATCGTGTCCAAGGTTTTAGGAATGGTCGGGGTGGCGAAGCCAATCCGACTGGCTTCCAGACGCACTTTGTCGGTCGCAGCGGACGAGACCGTAAACGGGCTCCCCACCCATAACCGTTCCGGTGACGCGATCGGTTGGCCAAAGAGGTCTTTTTGCGGCATGAGTCCTTCCCGCATCAGCGGAATCCGAGCGCGCATGGCCTCCTGCATGCCGTGAATTTCTCGCATCAACGGGTCCCGATCGGCGGCGGTTTGACCGATGATAGAGGGGACCAGGGAGCCGGCCAACGACTCAAAATAGTTTTCCCCATATCGACTCGGGTCTTGAAGGACATTGACCAGGTTGGTCAAACCCGTCATGGACGACTGATTGGTGGCGACATTGGCAAAAGCAAAAGCCAGCATCCGTGCCCATTGGTCATGCTCTTCGCTCGTCATATAATTCCAAAATTCGTGCATATCGACGGCGGCGCCCATGACGGGTCCGATGGGGGCCATGCGAAGATAGCCATCATAGTATTGCCCGTCCATTTTGATCGCGTAGGGTTTCCACCCGGCGGCTTTATCGGTGGCCCGAAGACGTTTGTCAGGTTGTCCACCTCCCGTAATCAGTCCGTCGCTGGCCGCCGCCACCACGGCGGTCATCAGGGCGGCGCCGAGCAGGGTTTCTGCCATCGCTCGATCGCGGCGGATGCCTCCGGCTTCGTAGTCTGCGCGCCATTCACGCACAAGGAAATTCGCGCCGGGCGTCATCCGCGCCGTTTCTTTGAAAATATTGCCTGGCGTGGTTAAGAAGGGGAAGATCCACTCTAGTCCCCATTCCCGTACCGTCCGCTGGAAGGCTTGCCCACCCGGTCCAAGCGGCGTGGTAAAGATGCGACGATCCCCCTCGATACGGGCGGCCTCCTGCATGGCGGGCGTGGGGTGATCGACGAGGGATACGACCCGCGCCATAAAGCGTGGATCGCGCATCGGGATCTGTTCGAGAAGAGTTTGGCGCGTGGCCTGCGCATAGAGTTCTCCCCGTTCATTCATGGTGCGCAGCATCGCATCGGCCGCCGAGAGTGCACGAAACGGGAGTCGCACAATCTCCCCTAAGGTGCCGGGAATGGCTTGTTTGAAGGTGTCGGTTTTTGGACCAGGAGCCTCACCCGTTCGAAGGACGGCGCCCGCGACGGTCATCCCCTCGCGAATCCCCGCAAGAAGTCCGAGGGCCCGAGCGGGAATCTCTGCATACTCGACGCGCTCCCCGACGGGTCGATTTTGTCCGATCACGGCCGCCAGGGCGTCCGTTGGGAGCTTAAGCGTGGTAAAGGCGAGTGTTGAAAGGATGTTAACTTCGTGCGTGCGCAAGCCTGAAACAAGCCCGGCTTTCCAGGCTTCCACCAACATCTCGCGGGTCGTAGCCTTGGTTGCGGCGGTGGCAAACGCCGCCACTTGCGCGGGCGAATCATACTCGCCCAGTTTCTTCACCAGCTCACGAACGGACTCAGGGCCGCCATAGCCATTGACCACATCAATCAAGGCTTGCGCGCGGTCCGCTTCGCGTTTTGTGGATTTTAAACTGTTTAAGGCACGTCCCACATCGGCGCGTTGTCCCAGAAATCCCGCTTGTACCTGTGAGACTTTCTCCACTTGTCCAAGAAAGGTCGCAAGGTCTTCCGGCGTGGCGGCGTCTCCTTTGGCGAGGAGACTCGCCCGGCTGCGCATGAGATCCTCCATGAACCCCACGGCAAGTTCCTTGCGCGCCAGCAGTTGTGCGGTCGTCGAGGGTCCGGGTGTTTGGCCTTTCAGAAAGGCGGTGACCGTGTGTTCATCGGCGTGCACCAGATCCGCGAGGACCGAAGCCGCGTCTTCGTGGGACTTCTCCCAACTCCTGGGACTCCGTTGTTGCGTTTTGATCTGGTCTTCATAGATCGTGGACAGTCTCGACAACGCGCCAGAGACTTCCTCCGTCGTCTGGATGTAGTTGTAATTCATGTGCGTGGGGCGTGAGGGTTCGCCCGGTGCTTGTGGAATTTCGGCAAAGGGTTGCTCCATGAACGCCCGCGCTTGGGCCTGCTGTTCAGGGGTCAACGTCGGGGCGGGCGTGTCTTTCGGGGTCGCGAGCAGCGCATCAATCCGTTGGGCTTGTGTCTGGGGACTTGGCGGCGTCTCTACGTGTCCTTTGTAGGCGTCTGGCATCCGTCCGTCCAGCACGTCCTGCCACACGCCCTTCTCCCCGTGCATCGCATCCGTCATCAGTTGCTCAGGCATGATCCCTGTTTTGGTATAAATGTCCGTAATGGGTGTAGCCTGGGACCAAGACGGCATGACCGCCTTTACCACGCCCAGCACAATCGCCGTATTCAACAAATCGCGGGGTTCTGGGGCATGACCCTCAATCCGGGCACTTACTTCCGTCAAGGTCGCAAGTTCCGCCGTCGTCGTTAGTATGGGGTTCCACGCGCCAGGAAGAGCACTAGTGGATCGGGACGCCAGCGCGCCGACGCCGGCGGTCGTGGCACCCACGACCCATCCTTTGGCCGTTTCAATAATGGTGCCTGCGGCGCGATCCGCAAACTCCTTTTTTGTGCCGACTTCATTTTGCATGAGGGCGTCCACAAAGGTCTGCCGGAGACCTGCGGCCAAGCCAAATCCTCCCGCCGCCGCCGTCACGGGGCTCAAAGGACCGCCTCCGAGGGCGGCGCCGGTTACAAAGGCGGGTGCGTCACTGGCTAACCCGGCAAGCGTGCCCGCCGCTTGTAACGCCCACGGCATCTCGTTAGACAACGCTTGTGCCGGCAATCGACCCGCGGACTTGTCCTTGAGCATTTCCCGCCCAAGCCCCATTGCGCCCCAGTTCCATCCGGTGGCGATTGCCTCTGCGAGCGTCGTGGGTGCCGGTCGCGAGGAAAGGACTGCATGACCGGGTGCCGCGACGGCATTCGTATTGAAGGGATTGGGCTGTTTGAGATAGTCGTCAATTGCGGTTTGCGCCTCCAGCGTGGAATAACCCGCAGCCTGGGCCTCTTGCATCTTCTGCGACATCGCCGCGTGAATTTCTTCGGGGCTATAGCCGTGATTGAGCGCATCAGCCATTGGCGGTGCAGGTGGCATCGTGCGTGGCATTATGGTTTCTTGCCCCCAAACATAAAGTCATAGGCCGTGGGTTTTGGCGTGGTGCCAGGAGCTGCCGTGACGGGTGGCGTCGTCGAAAGTGGGGAAGGCTTCGCCCCAAACCCCAGCCGATCGACCGCGTTTGCCATTCGGTCAGCCATCGACCGACTAAACCGAGCCAAAATTTCTGGCGAGAACACATAGTCTGGTGAGGTGGGATTGTATAGCGAAAATACATCCTTCTTTTCTTTGAGAAACTGGGCTTCCCGCACATCCGCAAATTGTTTGGCAAGTTCGACTTGATAGGCCATTGAAGTATCAACAAACGCCCCAAACTTATCCCGCGGCGCCACAATTTGTTCCATCATTTTGAACGCGGACTGGCGCTGCTCATTGAGCGACTGCCCTCCCGGTGACGTGCGGTCACGGAACATGTGTGTGAGGCGGGTCATCTGCTCCGTCGAGAGCGGGTCAACCAATTGCGCGCGGCCTTGAAGGATGGGGGTCGTGTCGGTAATGGTCTTATTGATGATGCCCGTCGCCAAGGTATTTTCAAGGTCAAGATTGCCGTGCGCTTTCCCGGCTTTTTGTTCGGCAATATCTGAATCTATCGCTCCCAATAGCGCGCGCACCATCTCGGGATGGTTTGCCACCGCGTCAGGATACTGCTGCAAAAATTGAATGGTGTCTCGCTTGGTTTGCGCAGGATTATACTGCGGACTGGCCTGATCTTTAATCCAATTGACGGTGCCTAGTCCCAGTGTCTCTTTCTGCTGCATGTCCGTCGCTTTGGCGAGGGCGGCATTTGCAAGTTCTTTCTTATGAACCTCAAGCGCGCCCATCACACGCGCATGGTCGATGAGGGTCGCGAGTTTTTCTTGTGGCACATGTTTCGCGATCCACCCATACTTCTCATTCGTGGCCAAATTCGGGTCCGTCAGAATCTGTTCCGCAAGGAGTGGCATCATACGAATCAAGCCTTGCACGCCACTCACGGCCAATTTTTCTTGTGCCTCATGCACGAGTTTTTGCTGGGCCAGCGCACCGATATTGGCATAAATACCCTGCCGCGAGCCCAAAATCTGCGCCATTTCATCCAGAATGCCGGGCGCGGAGGCAGGATGCGTTTGCAGATGGACGCCCTGTGTATTTACATGGTTTTCCATCTGGAGTACGGCCGCTTGTCCATCCAGTTTGGCTTGAATGTTGCCACTGATTTCGGCAAAATGTGCGGTCATGGATGCGGCATGTTTGCGGTAGGTGTCCTGACCGAGGGCCGTGGTAAACTGCTCCGCGCCCTTGTCCAGCATCGCTTTCACTTTGCCCATCGTGACGCCCGGCACCGAGTCCATACCCGGTTTCCAGGCTAAGGCATCCGCATCCAGGTCATTGGCGGCGCTGGTCTGGAGCTCGGACACATAGATCGCCGCATTGGTGGCTTCTTTCTGGGCGAGGCCATGCTGCAGAATGGCACTCGTGCGCGCCAGGTCAATGCCCGCCGAGACCACCCCCTGGCCGAGATTGTGCAGACCTGCCCCGCCGAAGTCTGCGCCACTCGCTTGCCGGCCGCCAAGCGATCCGTTGGCGGCAATCTGCTGTTGGTAGGGTTTAATGACGGGCATCCTTATTCTCCTGAGCTGTAGAAGGGGTTCGAGGCGGGATGGCCTCCCGGTGCAACCGGTGCCCCTTTGTCCGCAAGCGTCGAGCCATACGCGGCGCGTCCCGCCCCAGTCAACAACGAACTCGCCGCATTGTAGTACCCTTGCTGAATGGCGGTCTTGCCACTAAACCGGCTAAGGGCGGCGTCGTTGTAGTAACCCGTCGCTTTCACACGCCCCGCATAGGTGATGTTTTGCTCATCGAGACTCGCATTCGCCACACTCATTTGTAAGACATCGGAGGGGGAGCCCTCCATCGTCACCCCCGACGCGCCAACGCCCGCCACCAGTGATCCCTGCACTTGCGCCGTCTGCCGTTGATGACTGGCCACATTTGCACGCGCCTGATCCAACGCCATTGTGGCATTCGTCGTACTTTGCTGCGCGTTATATTCCGCGGCTTGCGCTTGGGCTTTCGCCGCCGACATGGCACCCGCGGCAGAAATCACGGCACCACCGGCCATCAAAAAAGGGATTGCTGCGGCCATTAGCTGCCTTTCTGCAAGCGCACGTAACGATCATACACTTCGCCCTGCGGACCATAGGCCGGCATCGTGCTTTCATACTGAAATCCCAAAGCCGTTGCCCAGGCCACGGCGCGTGGGAACGTCGGGTCTAACTCCAATTCTAACCGTCGAATCCGAAAGTCACGAAGAAATGTCTTGACCGCGCGGTGAATGGCGAGTTTATACGTGGGCAGATGGACCGACATGAGGCTCCACACTTGCGCGCGTCCCTCCCAACAATGTCCAATCCCCGCACAGGCCACGAGCGTCGTCCCCGCCCACGCCGTATAACACGGCCCACCGGACCGCAGTTGTTCGCCATAGGCGAGTGTCAGAAAAGGACGCATCGGGGCTTGCTCCGGTTGGAGGATGAGCCAGGCAAGATGCCACGGCTCAAACGGTTCAATGACCACCACTTAACGCTCCTGCGTATCCAGATTGGGCATGATCGCCACAATCGTACCGGGTAAGGGTTGATCCATTCTCCAGCACACATAGTTTTCACTACTATACCCGCCTTCCCACGCAAAGTCACCTTTATCTCCCGTAAACAGGGGCACCGCCGTATCCGTCAAATCCGCCGACGTGCGGAACGTAATGGGCGTTAATTTGCCATACCCTGTACTGTTAAAGTTTGCTCCCACCGACAGTCCCCCCGTATCATGCAACCGGAAGAACACGCGATGGCTGCGCATGGTTTGTCCTTGGGCTGTCCCCTTGGCTGCGCCAGATTCAGGACGCAAACTTTGCCCATCGCTGTCATACGCATACCCGATTTGTACGGTAGACGCCGTCCGAGTCAACGTTATTACGCCGAGCGCACTCACAACCACATCGGGATGCACTGCCCCATCGGCCAAAATTGACACGGTCTCGCCCGCCAAGTGAAACAATCCCGTGATCGTAGCTGTGGCGCTGCCAGAGTAGGTTAATCCACCATCTACATAAAAAGCGTCCGCTTGAGCGTCGCCATGTTCCCAAATCCTCGTCATGTATTCAATATGCCGAACACTTCGCCCATTAATGTACCGTTGCACCACTAGCCAGACTTCATCGCGCAGCCCGTCTGAGGACGGAATCACCGTGACCGATTCCACTTTTGCCGCGGTGGTATGCCCCGCATTGGCATAGCCCCCCAACGTATGCCGATGCCATCCCATCACTTTATCGGCACGCGAATAACTAAATCCCAAAAGCAAGCCATCATTGCGAATACCCCAAATGACCTTTACCCGCTTCTTTTGATAGGCAAACTCTTTGACACCAGACGTGGCGTCACTTGCCGATTTGGTCACATGCTCCGCAAGGATCGTGAGATCGGCCCCCTCCACCGCATTATCTTGATATGAATAGTTCAGCTCGTAGATTTCTCGTCCGCCGGCGGCAATGTGAATAATGGCATTACCAATTTTCAATGGCGCCACATCTAAACTGCCGATGGAGGTGGATTGTTTGGCATTGACGTTGGTGGGCTTAATGGCTTCGCCTAACGCCGAGGGGCTGACCAGCCACTCCCCCTCATAGGTGCCAATGACAATACCATTTGCGGTGCCCTTCATCCAGCGCATGGCTTGCACATCGTCGCTATTGAGTGTAAAACTGACGGCATTGTCATCCGCCACCGTGCCATCGGTTTTTGTCACCGCAAAATTCACATAGTCAGACACTTTTGAGCCATCCATCCGGCCCGGTTTGTAGGACACACCGCCTAGATAGAGTCGATCCCCGAAAAACGTGCCGCAGGTGGGATAATAGCCGGTGGTGATGCCGTAATAGAGTCCAAGTCGCCAGTCCGTTTTTGCCGCCACGCTCGTCAAGGTATTAATGATTGTGACGGTCACGACCGTCGTGGAGGTATAGCCGGTTACAAGCACGTAGCCCCACGTCGTGCCTTGCAAAAGCCGAATGTAGCGCCCCACATCTTCCGCGCTAAATCCAAGGTCACTATTAATTCCCGTAATGGCCGAGGCGGTCAGCGTCACGCCGGCACCAGGAGCAAAGGCGCTAGGCGTCAACGTTGTCGGGGTAGCATTTAGGGGCAGATAGGGACCATCAAGCAGTACCATGTCGGCCAACGTCCACGACGTATCGGACGCACGGGTCAAAGTCGCGGGAGCGTGCTGCGGGTGAAAAATGTAGAGGGTATCCGCCGACTGCACAAATTTGAGCGCAAAGATTTGAGCCGCGGTATAGGTCGTGGTGAGAGTGTACACTTCGGCCACGGTCCCCCCGGAAGACCAGGCCGTGTACGCCGTGCTATTGACATTTGTGCCATCAACAAGTTGCAGTTCAAAGGTGTTGGCCCCAGCGTTGACATTTGCCACCTTGAACCGTCGGCCATTTACCTGGGTCATGCCAACGACGGAGACGATATTGACGTGGTCACCGTTGGCATAGGTATCCGCACCGGCATACGTTAGGACGGCGGGATTGGCTTGGGTAATGCCCGTGATGTTCTGCGTCGCGAGATTGACCGAACCCCCATTTTTCTTAAAGCGAACATAGTTGTGACCAAACTCGAGCACATACGCTTGGACGGTGGAATACTTGAACCCCACCACGCGTGTGGCCTGCGTCGAGTCTTTGGCTTCATCACAAAAGTAGGTGCCAGGACGTCGAGTGAGGGGACCTTGCACCAACGGGATCATATTCAGGCACGTAGCCAAAGACGATTTGTACCGATCAAAATCGACCCGCCCATACATCAGGGGTGAGATTTCGCCTGTCGTGAAACTCGTCTGGATCGGGTTTGCACCTGGCATTTAGTATTCGCTCCCGCCCACGCCGGACATCCAACTGCGGTCGGTCGCGTAGATAGACCCTTGCTGCCGTGCGGCAATCCAGCTATCAAGAGGTTCTTCGGCGGGAATTTGCTCAAAAGCATTCAGGCGTTTCGCCTCTGATCGGAGATCCCGATATTCTTGATTGAGGGCTTGCTTCTTGCCATTGGATTGGGTCAGCACTTCGCAGAGATGCCAAGCAATCTTGGCCGCAAGCATTTCCACAAAGAGCGCGTCGAATTTTGCGGGATCGGTGATTTTGGCAATATACCGAATTTGAAGACTCGTCCCATCGTTGGTGAGAATCGCCGGGCTGCCATCAATGGACTCAATCTTCCAATCTAACCCCAGCCGCGGAGGCAAGAGCAATCGCAGCAGATCGACAGGCAAGGGGAAGGCTAAGTTATAATTAAAGTCGGGCAGCGTGGCCGAAGCCGCCAGTGTGGTGCGCTTGACCGCAAAGTTCCACGCCGTGGCGCGCAGTTCTCGATCTCGTAATGGCTCGAACGCCACATTACAATGCCGGGCGTTGCTGTTGTCATCGTCCAGCGCGACAATGCGGGATTGCCCCACTTTTTGCAGTGCCAGATTACAGATCGTCACATTGCTAATCGACATGGACTCTCTCCTTCGTCGTGTCGCTCGGGATACGGCTGCGCCTGACCCGTGCCTCCTCACCCACTTCACTCTCGCCCGTCAGTATTCGTAGTCTCCTATGTGCGTGGCGGCGATGGTGGGATCGCACCAGGTCTCAATGCCGACTGACCGCGCTTGTCGGGCAAACCAGACGGCATCATCAATGAACAGTCCTTCGGGCGTGTACGCCGTACAAAACCACGGAGTCGGGATTCGGCGCAAGGCGTCGGTGCGAATGAGTTGACAGCCTGAACCGATGGCATAACAGGCAAAGAGGTCGGTGGGCAGTGGTCCAGTCGGAATGCCGACCGTGCCGGCCGCGTCGTGAATGCGGACGGTCGTTTGCAGCGGAAGTCCCCGTCGATTGTACGCGGCACCCACGATGTCGCCATGATGGGCGAGCAGCCGTTCCCACGCATCGGACGGAAAGCGCATGTCGGCATCGACGAGCCATAGGTGGGAATACCCTCCCTCGACCGCTTCCTGCGCCAAGGCGTTCCGATTTTCCGGTCCCAACGCCCCTTCCACAAACACCGTCGTCACCTCGGGGTGCCGCATCGCGGCAAGAACAGATTGCACGGTCTTGGCCTTGATGCTTCCCCCACACGGAATGCCCAACAGAATCTTTTGCATGGAGCCTAGCCGCGGCACGCGTGTGCGCGCGAATGTGTGCGTTGCCCTTAGTTAAAACTCACCGTCAGATCGCTGGCGCCCGCCGTCACCACGGTCAATCCCGTGGAAAATTTCACTTCATATTTGTAGGTGCCCACTCCCGCCGACGCCGCGATCGTGGCAATCTTTTGCCCCGCACCGCTGGTGTTATCATAGATGGTGATGGCACCCGCCACCGACGTGTTGATAATAATCGCGTTCAGAAACCCTTGCCCCGTTTTTACCACGGTGGTCGTGGCAGAGGCGATGTTCACATATCCCGTGCCGGCCATAACACGAACCTCCTTGTTGACCGGGAGCGCGAGCGCGTAGGCTCCCGCGCTCCCACGGTGGCCTACGGTGTGACGCTGTGCGTCGTGATATAGGCTTCAAACGATTCTAGCGCCAACAACACATCCTTCTGTGTCAGTGCCGCCCCATCCAACATCCGCAACTCCACCGCCTCGGTTGAGGCCGATGAGGTGCCCACGGTCAGGTTGCCGGGGTTAATTCCATCGCCTTTGTCAAAGCTAATGTAATGACTTGCCATGTATCAGTGCCTCCTTAGAGTACGAACCAGACCTGGATGCCCAGGGCGCCTGTGCCGGTCGTGACATCGGTCGTCGCTACCGTGGCGGCGATTTCGTAGGTGGATTTTGGATCAACGGACGCACCGGCGGCTTGCCAGAGCGGTTGATGCAATTTGACATTGGTCAAAACCGTTGACTCCTGCAACACGCTTGTCCCAGTGACGGCTGATGCGCAAGAGACGGCCGAGCCAAACAAATCCGCATCCACTACTGCGCCGCCGTCGGCCGTATTCTTGTACACGCCGATGTCGAACGCACCCGCCGTCTGTGCGGCGGAGAACAACTTCACATCAATTACGCGCGCGCCCGATGGCACTTCGCACAACCGAATGATCGAAGTCGTGGTCAACGAGGCGGTAACGCTCGCAATGTAGCCCGAGACGCACCGCACCACACCTGCGCCACCACTGCCCACATCATTCATCACCTTGGGCGTGGCATCGCGGTTGGTCAACTGCACGGATTTCAGCGTAAGATCGATAGCCATAGTCAGGTCCTCTCTGTGTCAAGTGCCGGGGGCCGAAGCCCCCAGCGGTGATTTATGCGCGATAGGATTCAATCGCATACACTTTGTTTTCTTCGATGCGGGTTGCGCCCGCCGTCATGTACACATACGCCTGCCAGGGTTCGCCCTGGAGATCGTTGCGCTTGCTGATCGAGGTGGAGACATCATTCCACATCCCGAGGTGCATGCCACTCTTCGCCCAAATGGGAATGGTGACTTCATTGGTCCCCGCCATCACGGTTTCCGCGAGTTGGCAATAGACAAAGTCAATACCCAGGAACCGCTGCAACTTCCCGTCCTTCAACACCGGGCGATCGCCCCCGTTGAAGTCGGAGCTGATGATCTGAATTTCGTTGAGGAGGGCGCTTTCGTCCTTTGCGGTCAACGGACAGATGACTTGATCCATCTCAAAGTCCACACTGTTCGCCCGCATGACTTCCTTGACGGCCAACAGCTTCGCCACATTCAAGCGGCTGTTGGTGCCCCCGATCGCGACATCGACTTCATTACCCGCCGTAAAGATCGTGCTGGTGGCGCCGGCTTCACCGGTTTTCGCCGTGCCCGTCGTCGCAGACAGAATGAGACGATCCATCTGCCGTCCCGCGGCATAGACCGCATTCTGGACATACGTGGATTCGGGATCAGTCAGCAACCGAAGCTTGTCAAACTGATCGATCAACTGCGGAAGATCGTAGTCGCTGGGGAAGACCCACCGACGATCCACGTTGGCATCCACGCGGCCCATCGCGGCAAACCGCGAGGAGACCTGCTGCATTTCGACCGCGCCAAACTGATCGACGGGACTCGCTTGCTTCCCGACGTAATGGCCTTCGGTGACATACGGGCGCAGCTTGCTGCCCTTTTCCTGCAACAGCATATTGATGTTGCTGCTATAGCTGATGACGTAATGGGATGGGAGATTAACAGACATGGGGAGAGCCCTCCAAACCTAAAATGTTTGAGAAGGGCTTCCCAGTCCTACAGGCTGGACCCGGTGACTGCTTGGGTGTCGGATCTCAGGAGGAGACTTCCCGACGAAATCATACGCTACACTAGCTCATACTCGCTTTCGAGTCAAATGTCAAGGCCGTCCAGGAAACGTCTGCATGCCGGGCGCCGCAATCTGAGCCAAGCGCGCCATCTTGGATCGCGCTTCGCTGCGCACACGCGGATCGGGACTGCTAAACTCCTGCGAGAAGGCTTTATCTTTCTGAAGTCGGGCCATCTCAGCTCCCGCTTGATCCGGCGACAGGCCATTAAAACTCGACGGCGCCGTACCATTGACAAAATGGGTGTCTTCGGCCGCAATCTTCGACCCAATATTGCGCATGAACTCCATCGCGCCCTTCGGCCCCATCACCTGCTTTAAGGCCGCGAGTTGCTCGGGCTTCATCCCGAAGGCGTCGGCGGCTTTATCCACCACCGCGGCATGTCGGTCGTAGTCCCCGCCCCATTCCGCTCGGAGTGCGGCCACGTCCTGCGCGTCTCTCGCCGTGAGTTGCTCCTGTTGGGCTTTTACGTGCCCCGCTTGAAATTCGTTCCATTTCGTCGCCAATCGCGTGGCGCCCGCTTGGGTCAGCCCGGCCTCGTGCATCCAATCGGCGGCCACCTTTGCAAATCCGCTGGTATCCCCCTCGGGGACCGGGAGCTTATAATCGGCCGCTTTCTCCGGGCGACCGAGACGCGTGTAGATTTCGTTCCAGGCTTTGGGATCATCCCCTTTCGGCAATTTGAGCAGTTGCTCGGCAGGCACGCCCGTCAATTTTTCGAGATTGCGGTAGGAACTAATCACCTCGTTCGGATGCTTCCACTGCCGTTCCGACACCAGGGCTTGGGCGTCAGACGCCAAGCCAATTTTGCCCCAATCAAATGCGTCTGGTTGCGCCGACCCCGGCGCACCAGGGGCAGCCGACGGCGCCGCACTTGCTGAAGGCGCCGCGGCGTCAGCCACCGCGCCGCCAGCGGGAGCGCCAGCAGCTTCATAGGAGAGTCCGTGATGCACAGTCATGGGAAACATGGGTTAGCCTTTCTGTGGTGGGGCGCCCAGCAGCGCCCACAGTTGGTCGAGACTGAGTTGCGTGTGTTCTTGAATCCGGAGAAAGACTTCACGTCGGCCGTCTAACTGGGCCGCGATCCGCGGATCGGGATGAAAGGTCGTGGTCAAGGCGCGGCAGAATTGGGCAAGATCCTTCAGCACCACCTGCACATCCACACTCTCGGAATTGAACACGCGCTGGTAGGCCGCTTGGCGTCCGGCCAAAAACTCTTTGCCCGCCTGTTCTTTGTCGGTCATCGGCCTTGTGCCATCGGCATGATAGTCTTCGCCACACTCGCCGCGGCAGGGGCGGCGGCCAGCAGCTGCTGCTGCTCCGCCTGTTGCTGCCGACCCTCGCGAAGCTGGGCAATCGCCTCCATCGATCGACGCCATCGCGACGGCATGGCATGAATGTCCATCACGTCCGGCATAATTTCATCCATGTTGAAATGATCCATCGGCGTCAAGTCCTGCGTCGTCTCCACATAGCGCAAGGCCACTTCCATCGAGCGCATAAAGCCCGAAGCTTCTTCGGCGCGGGCAATGCGGGAGAGCGGAGAATCATACTGAACCGTGTAGCGACCTTCCGCTTCCAGCACCGCTTGCGGCATTGGCGGAATCAAGCCTTGCTGCATCAGCACATCAATTTCCCGTTCAATCATCGGGCCTAACGATTCGGATTGCTGCCGGCCCATCGTGGGGGACAACAGCGCCCCTTTCTCACGGGCTCGTTCCAGCACTTCCGTCGCCGTCATGGCGGGCGTCTCAATGAGAATCTGGAACAGCGTGACAAGAAAGAAGTCATTAATCGTTTGCTTTTCCGCGTCCATCATCTCCTGCCCGATCGACAGATTACCCGTCGGCAGCGCATGGACGAGGGGTCGGCCTTCTGCGGTCACTCCGCCATAATTTATGGCACCCGGCCGCAGCGAAAACGAATCAATCACGCCATCGTCATGGGCTAACAGAACCGGGTCCACGGTGCGATGGCCTTGCTTCAGCATGGTCTTCTTTTCTTCATTCAGCACTTTGATCGCCGGCAACGCCATCATGGCGGGACTCCGCCCATACGTCTCGCCCGGCGCCATCACATACCGACTGATCGCATACGGAAAGGTTTGATAACCTCCCGTTTGCACTAAGTGCTTCTCCGTCACCGAGACATAGTAGGACGTATAGGCCATGCCGGCCGTATCCAAGCGGCCTTCCTGATAGCCTTCAGCCTCAGAGCGCGGCTTCACACAATGCACAAACTGATAGACCTTCGTGGCACCTTTGGCGTCTGAGGCGGCTTTGACGATCACCTCGGGTAAGGACGCCGGATCAAATTGCTGCACCGCTTGCCGAGCCGTCAATGGAAACTTGCGCAGGGCGGTATCGACCAATCCCTGGTGATTTTCTTGAAAGTACATTTGCCCCAGATGGATCGAGCGATACCGCAGTCCCTGTTCCCGCCGATGTTGCAGCGCATCTACAAACATACACCCCGTCCCAAAGGCGCCTAACGCCATATAGTCTTCATGCTTCTGACTGGCAAAGTTGGCGTTGGGGGCATAGCGATAGTCAAACAAGGCGCGATTCAAGTCTTCGTACCAGAGACGGGCTTCACGATTTTTGAGCAGCGCCTTATCGGCTGGCTTCAGATAATGCCAGGTGGAACTCCGTGGCGTGAGCATCGACTCCATCGCCGCGGCAAAGCGCGTGAGGGCCAAGGCGCCCGTTGCATCCACCATCTCCTCGGTGCGTTGCACGCCCGAGAACGGAGGATTGCCCGATTGACTATAAAACTGTTGCGTATAGTGAGGAAAAATGCGTTGGGCGATTTGCTCCCACGTCGCCTCCCACGAGCCGCGAATGCCCGAGACCGCGGCCAGCCGATCCAGCACATCCTGCGCGATCGCCTGCGAGGTCGTGTCTTGCTGATTCATGTGCCTCCCAATGCCGTCGGGGCCTTGCTTGCGTCGGGACTCAGTTGCGTACTGGGGTCCATCAGCATGGTGGAGGCGCGGCCTTGGGCCAAGGCCCGTCGGCGCATCTCCTCGCGGGTCTGGTCTTGCACGGCGGCATCACTGAGCGAGGGCACCGGCGGCGGGGCTTGGACCGTAGGCACTTGTGGTGACCCAAATAAGCCTGCCATTAGCCGAGTGTCCCGGTGAGATAGCTACTTGCGCCACCCAATGACGACCGCGCGGCGGTCGCCCGCTTCCGCGCCAGATATTCTTCCGCTCCACTTTGCGGCATCGCCGCGAGACGGTCTTGCTCGGCTTGTGCCGCGGCCTTGGCTTGTGCGTCCCCTAACGCTTGCGCTTGATCTTTCGCGGCTTGCTTCTCGTCCGTGCCCTTCGGGGCGGGGCTTCCGAGCGTTTGCGTTGTGGCTGCTGCGGCGCCGAATGGCACAAAGCGTCCAATCCCTTGCCCGCCACCCGTGGTGGGCTGGTCATTGGAGCCGATATTCTGAAAGGGTTTCTTTTGAAAAGCTTCCGAGGCACCCAACGTTGCGGCTCCCGCGAAGATGCGCTGTATATTGCCACCCATGTTGCTGCTCCTCCGTGGTGTGCGTGTCCTATACACGACTCGGCGCCGTGTGTCAACCGAAGAGCGGATAGTCTGTCCCGGCCGCGACGGCGCTTCGCCGTCCATACTTGCTCAGTTTGGTATCCCGCCGCGCCACGCGGCCGGCGAAGGTCAAGGCCAACGCATCCCCATCATCGGGCGACGGCAGGCCGCGGCCCTTCATACTCTCCTTCGCCTCCAGCATCACACTATCCTGCGCTTTGCCAAAGTAATCATACTCGGGCGCCGTCAGATCGCGAAACAACGCGGGATCGGCATCAATGCACCCGCCTCCCAACCAATCCCGCAGATCCGCCCACATCTCCGTGCGCTTGTTCGCCCACTCCTTGGAGGACGAGCTTCCCCCAAACCACACTTCAGTGACACGATACCCCATTTCCCGTAAGCGGTCAATCACGCCCGTGCCGTTGCCCGCATCAATATTGACGGCGTCGGGTTTGAGCTTATCCATCAACCGCGCAATCTCGTTCGCCACATACATGTTGTCGCGTTCCTTAAACCGCACCGGCGGAATACTGCGCGCATCGCGCCCTTGACGGAATCGAATCACCGTCGCGTCATCCCCATAGCGCGCCACGTCCACCCCCATCACCAGCGGCGCCCCCAAATCCGGTTCCACCGGCCGCTGCTGCGCCGCCTGTGTCACGGTGTTGCTGATAAACTGCCGCGTCCCTTGACTCGGAAATTGGCCGAGGACTTCGATCTTGACCGTATCGGACTCGACGCCATACTGCTGAATGATGCGATCAAACAGGGCGGTATCGGTGCCCTCCACCGTGCGACTATCAATATGCCGCAGACGCCAGTAATCCTTGTGCGTATGAAAGCAATCGTAGAAGCCGCCCGAGTTCCGACGAGGATTGGAGAAGACGCACCAGAATCGATTGATCGTGGGCTCCGTAAAAAACCCTTCCGACACCGTGAAGATGGTATTGGGAATGCCCGAGGCTTCATCGAAGATCAGCAAGACGCCGTTGGGATTGTGCACGCCGGCAAACGCATCGGGATTCTCTTCCGACCACGTTTGGCCCATGATGTAATAATAATTGGTGTCGATCTTGAGTTGCTCGCTCAACGCCTCTTTGAACCACGGGGCCGGCTTGACCGACAAGACCGTGGATTCAAACCAATGGGCGTTGATGAGCAACGTCGTCCACTTCCCAATTTCGGCAAACGTCCTCGTTTTCAACTGCGGCTCGGTATTCGCCGTGACAATCGTGGTGGAACCCAGCCGCGTGGTCGCCATCCAATCACAGAGCCAGGAGACGAGGGCAGACTTTCCAGGCCCACGACCACTCGCCGTGGCACTGCGCCACATCTCGGGCATCAGCCCCAGATCCACCCGCCCGTGCTGCGCCTGTAGATGCGCCGTCATCTGCTGCAAGGCGTCTCGCTGCCAGGAGCGGGGACCCGTGTGGTTCGCCAACGGGGTGTTGGGGCGACCCCACGGATAGGCGAAGAGGACAAAGGCTTCGAGATCGTTGGCCAACCGAGGATCAAAGAGTTCGGTCATCAGACTTTGTTCGATGTCGCGAGCATATTTCATGGGGTGTGTCCGTGTGTGAAAATAGGATACGTGGCTTCTACTAAAAAATTTTCAGTTATCAAAATTTTTTTACAAAAATTATAGGTCCAGCCATCGACCCTCCCCCACGGTCCAAGCGCGTGGCCGAAAAGCGGGGCACCCCCCCGCCCTACCCCCCCCATTAAACGTGGCGCAAGCAGCTAACCCCTTGATAATGTTCACATTGCGTCTCAGTTGTCATAATACATCTTATCAGACGTTGACTCATAACCCCTTGATAATAAATCTGCTTGTATTGAAAAGCTGCTTTGAAACGTGCAAGCAGGGCCTTGCTTGCGTTTCTGCTTCGATTAATCAAAGGGGCTGTTGGCTTCCAGTTGCAGAGCCCTGGGCGTGATATCAATCACGCGCTGTTTCGCGTCAGCAATGGCTGATCCAATGTCAACCAGGGCGTGTTTGACTTCGAGCCGATCGCCGTATTTATTGGGAAATGCCTTCACCACATAAAACCTGGTACATTCGGCCTTGATACGAAGCAGATTCGGATCGAGATCGGGATTGTCTTCCACTAGTGTTAACAAACTTTCTAAAATCGCTTCGCCGCCGGCTTCTCGCGCTTGAATGAATCGTTGATTGAATGCAGCATCGGCATTCCGTAACCGTAAAAAAAGATCCGAGGAAATGCCCAGCGTTTCGATGATTCGGCTATATGTTTTACCCTCGAACGCTTGTGCGATCGCCGCTTCAACTTTTTCTGCGTCGAGATCCGATACCGTCCTGAGCTTCGGGCCTGATTTCATACAGGCCCCATAGCATAAAGTTCAACGCTCCGTCAATAGCCCTGGAACAAGACGTTGACTCCTTGTATCCTTTGTGGATACACTCCCGCTTGACAGGGCCATACAACACTAACCAGGGGGGTACTATGAAACGGTACGAAACACAAGTCGAACGGGCCGAACGATCAACACGCCATGCGAACGCGCTGTGCTACGCGCTGCTTGGTCTATTAGCCTTGCTGGTAGTGTTTATTTATTCGCGTTAGCTTTTAACTGCAAAGGGGACGCTATGCCAGATGTAACTGATGACGCGCCAACGGTAGTTTCCATTGAACACACGCAATGCGAACGCTGCGCAGAAGAAATGCCGAATGGTTGCGTGTGTCGAGATTGCGAAAACTGTGGCGAATCTTTCTTTTATGAAGACGCAGAAACGTGTTGCGAAGACTATTGCTCGTACCGCTGCGCAGAGCGAAACAGTCACTACCATTGCGAATGTGGCGAAACACAGAGTGACTTTGCGCAAACGTGTTCGGATTGCGGACGGGGCGAATGTTGTCGAGAATTTAGCTGCGGGAATGCTAGCTGTTATTTGTGCGAACGCTGTTGCACGTGTAGTTATGACGATACAGAAGAAGCAGACGCGCAGTCCGCGTATATTCGGCATTCTTCATGCCGAACATATCCCACTAGCAATCCTACACGCGCGCCCTACACGCCTTTTTTGTTCTCCGGCGTTGAATTGGAGCTTGAGTGCGAAGATCGAGCCGAACGCGATCAAGTGGCTGCTGATTTGCAAGTGCACGCGCACCAAATTTTACTGAAAGAAGATGGCTCGCTTAGTTGTGGCTTTGAAATTGTCACAGGGAAAAACAGCTTGGAAGCCCAACAGGCGTTATGGCCCTTGGTGGCTGCAGTTGCGCGCAAGTCTGGAGCGCGCAGCTGGAAACACTCCTCAACCGGCTTGCACGTGCACTTATCCCGCAATTGGTTTTCGCCGTTGACGTTGGGAAAATTTCTGGTCTTCTTAAATTCGCCATGCACTCGAGCCCCAATCATTACGTTAGCTGGGAGAGAGTGCCCCAACTATGCTGCGATAAAAGCCAAAAAGTTGACAGATGGTCGCAATATGTCGAACGGGCGTTATGAAGCGGTGAACCTTACCAATGCCGCGACGATTGAAGTTCGCATTTTTAAGGGTACGCTCAATACCGACCATATTCTCGCTGATATTGAATTCTGCTACGCAGCAGCATATTGGGCTGCGCAAGTGTCCGCGACCGAATGCGAATCATGGGAGAATTTTTGGGCGTACGTGCTAGCCCATAAAAAAAATTATCAACACTTGGTTACGTTTTTCGCCTCTCATTTAATTGGAAAGGAAAGCTAATATTATGTGTCAAGCGATTGTGAAACCCGCTGGATTGCGCATCGAGAAAGCCACCCTACAACTGGCCTGGGAGCAGAACGGAGACGGGGCCGGATTTGCAGTTACGCTGCCAGATGGTACGCTGAAGATTGAGAAAGGATTCTTCACATTCAAACACTTTTGGCGGGAATACGCGCCTTACGAAGCCCTCAATTGTTTGATCCACTTTCGCTTCGCAACACACGGCGAAAAAGAGATCGCGAATTGCCATCCCTTCGCCCTGGGGCCGGACGCAGCGATGGTGCACAATGGGATTTTGTCCCGCTTTCTTCCCAGCGTGTTGGATACGCGCAGCGATACCAGGCTGCTGGTTGAAGATTATCTGATTCCTGCCTGGATCGCGTCTAGCTTATCGGTTCCGGCTTTTTTTGCGCAACCAGGCATGAAAGCCCTAATAGAATCATTGATCGATGGAAATAAAATTGCGCTACTCACGCCAGAGGGGTTTACTATTTTCAACGAACGCCTAGGCGAATGGAAAGAGGGTATTTGGTATTCCGCCGGATTTCCCGCACCATTCTTCGCCTATAACTATGGGCCGATATCTCGCAGCCACTATTCGCCAGGCTATGATGATGAAGTATGGGAACAGGCGTGGGAAGCCTGGAACGAAGAAGAAGAAGAAGACTTCACGTGCGTGCTCTGCGAAGCCCCAGGCCCCTTGTATCACATAGGCGAAGAGGGCTTGTGCGAACTGTGCTGGAACGATTACACGCGCCCGATTGCGGCGGATGTCAAGCCATGCTAAAACGACTAGCCTGGGGCTTCGCCTGGATCGCCGTGTGGTACGTGTTGACACTCGGCGTGATACGCTGCTCGCATTGGCACAAGTAACCCCCCCCGTGACTCTGCCCCTGCATGAAAGGGGTAGAGTCTTCCCAGGGGCCTTTTAGGGGCCTTCCAGGGGCCTTGCAAAAGCTGCTCCGATCCCCTGGTCCGATCCCCTGGTCCGATCCCCTGGTCCGATCCCAGTCCGATCCCCTGGTCCGATCCCAGTCCGATCCCCTGGT